ACAGCGCCTACGGCGGCACCCTATGGAAGCGCGCCGAAGACGGCAACGACTACGCCGAAGGCGCCACTGAGGGCTTCCCAGTCAGCGCCGCACTCGACCACGAAGCCGCTGGGCGAGCCGTCGCAGTGCTCATCAAGAAAGACCTGAGCGCCTGATGCGCTACAAGATCAAGAGCCAACTCTGGGCAGATGCTGAAGCCCAACTCAAGGGCACGAAGCAGATTCTTGATGACTGCACATGGAGCAGCTGCGCTGCAGCCACCAGCTTCGCCGCTGCCTATGAAGTCGACTACTCCGCCGCTGAAGGCGTCGCAGCCTTCGAGAAGGCAACAGGGCGCAAGGACAAGCAAGGCGTCAGCGACGCTGGCGGCTCGCTGGCTGAAGCCATCAAGACGATCGCAGTGCTCGGCGGGAAGGCCCGTTACGCGAAGAGTTGGGAAGACGCCATGGAGGCAGGCAAGGCTGGCGCGGCGCTCATGGTGTGGGTGCAGCAGCCCGTCGGATACCCGCCCGAGATCAAGATCAGCAAGTGGCACGACGGCTGGGCGCGCTGGTGGGCGAAGACTGACCCCGCCCACCTGAAGGCTGGCTACGGTCACATGACGTCTGCAGGGTACGGCGAAGTTGACGGCGTCATGACATGGCAGTGGGGATGCCCGACGCGCAATGACCGCGACGTCACCGAGCAGTACGCCGTGCCAGTCACTGAGTCGCAGCTGCGAACCATTGCCAAGTCCAAGGTAAGGGCTCGCAAGTTGAAGGCGGAGTATCAGGCGCTGCTGATCGTCACCTACCCTAAGAAGGCAGCAGCCCCGGCTCCTGCGCCCGTCGCAGTACCCGAGCCAGTTGCAGCACCAGTCAACGCAGGGGCGCGCGTAGCAGTGGCAGCGGCGCCAGAAGTGGCACCTGAGCCAACACGCGGGGTGCAACTCCCCGCCGCGTCCACCACTCCCGAGCCCAAGAAGCCTAGCGCCGTGGATGCGCAGCTTGAGGCTCTCGGCAAGGTAGACTTCGGAGCAGTAGCCGGGAGGGCGCTCAATGCTGCCAGTGGTGCAGCGGCAGCGGCTTCCAAGGTGAAAGGGGTACCAGCCAAGATGCTGACCTTCTTGAAGTACATCAAGGACAACACGGGCATCGACGAAGCCCTCATTGAGTTCGTGCGCACCTTCGTCACGGTGAGCATCAGCGTGGCGCTCGGGCTGGGAATCCCGCTTCTCGACATCAGCGGGGGAGACTTCCGCACGGTGTTGTCGGCTGGCTTGGCGTCGGGGCTGCAGGTGCTGGTGAAGTATCTCGACCCGAAGAACACCGCCTTCGGCATCAAGGAGAAAAACTAGCCACACACTCCGCCATACACTTGGCATAGGTGCTGGTGTAGGCTGCGTGTAGGCACCCTTGCAGGTGCTACAAGCAGTTGGAGGTGTACCAGATGGACGGACTCGAAGAGCTCAGGGCACTGAGCAAGCCACGCAAGGGGCCACCCTGCGGGATGCTTGCCGTGCACCTTGAGGGCAAGGACTGGGAAGCACTGCACGCAGGGCTTGCTGATCCTGCTATCACGAACAAGGCGCTCAGCACTTGGCTTGAGAAGCGCGGCTTCGCCGTCAGCTTCTGGACGATCGCCCGGCACCGCCGGGGCGAGTGCGCGTGCAACTCATGAGCGACGAGTTGCAGATGGAGCAGCGGCTCCAAGAAGTCACCGAAGCCCACAAGCGTGCACTGCGCCAACTGGCGAAGCGTGACGCTGCCCGTGAGGAGTTAGTGGCTGCCGTCTATCAGGCGGCGAAGGATGCCGCGCTGAGCATCACCATCCCACCAGTGCCGAAGCCGAAGGCGTCAGGCAAGAAGGGCGAAGGCGAGACGCTGGTGATCCTGCTGGGAGACTGGCAGCTCGGCAAGTATTCGGAGACGTACAGCATCGAAGTGGCGAAGGCTCGCATCGAGTTGCTTGCGACGAAGGTGCAGCGCCTCATCGAACTGCACGGCGTCCCCGTCAAGGAGATCGCCTGCGTGTTGCTCGGCGACTTCGTGGAGTCGGACGGCAACATCTTCCCAAGCCAAGCCTATGAAGTAGAGCGCGGCGGCTTGTACGTTCAGATCTTCGAAGGGGCTGGGATGCTTGCGCAGTTCGTGCGGGCCATGGCAGCACTCGCTCCGAAGGTCACCGTGCGTGGTGCGATCGGCAACCATGGACGGCTCGGACGATTCGGCGATCACTCCAACGAGAGCAACGCTGACGCGATTCTCTACCGCATCGCAGCCGAGCACTTGAAGGGCGAGAAGCGCGTTGACTGGAAGGAGTCGCTCACACTGGGTGGGCGTCACTGGTATGACGTGTTGGACTTGCCGGGTGGGAAGACTGCCATGCTGGTGCACGGTGATCAGTTCAAGGGCGGCGCCTTCGGGCTTCCGTTCTACGCGATCGCCAAGCGCGCGCAGGGCTGGAATCTTTCAGTGCAGCCGTTCGACTTTCTCTTCTACGGGCACTGGCACACGCCAAGCCGACTGGTGCTGAGCGACGGTGCGCACACCTGCTGGGGCAACGCCAGCATTGAGAGCAGCAACCGCTACGCGCAGGAGTGGCTGGCAGCGTCTGGCACCCCTGCGCAGTGGGCGCTCTTCTTCGGCAAGGAGGGCCCGACCGCCGAGTATCTGGTGAGACTGGATGCCGCGAAAGCCTGAGACTGAGGTGAGCACCTGCCCCGTGTGTGGCGAGCTGGGGCAGGTGTACGCCTACGGGGAGCAGGTCGTCAACACGGGCGCTCACGGGGTGGACTGGGTGCTCAGCCAAGGCGTATGCAAGGGGTGCCTGAGCGTGGTGGTGCAGGCTGCCAAGGACGGCACCCTTGACTCCCTAGAAGGGGGTTGACGGGCTGAAACCGTTAGGTGTAGGATGACGAAGTCAGGCAAGACAGCCCCATGCGGGGCGACTGGCAAGGAGGCAAAAATGAGCCGAGCACACAATGCGAAGGGCACCATCAAGGAGATCGCAGCGATCCTATCGAGCATCGCCGACGGTGCACTCCTGAGCCCACACTCCAGCGAACACGCCCGGGAGTTGATCATCATGAAGCTGGGAGTAGAGCGCGCACGATCGCACTATGACCTGACAGCAGCAGCCGTTCGTGGTTCGTACTGGTGCGCCAAGTATGACGACATGACGACCGCTGACCTGATCGTTGACGTGATGGGGGTGGGCAAGTGAGCAACGCTTTCTGGAATCTTTGCCCAGTATCAACGCGCCACGGGTATCTGCGCGTGGTCAAGAACGAGCAGGGGGGCCTCATCGCCATCTGCCCCAAGTGCTACGTCCCAGTGAAGGGGCGCAAGAATCTTCTGGAGGTGAAGTAATGAACGCAGTCAAGGACTTTCTCGGGTTCACGCTATTCGTGGCGTGCATCTACATCGTGCTAGTGGTAGGGGGTGCATCGTGAGAATCAACCGCGCGAGTGATCCTAAGACGATCACCAGCTTCTACAAGCCGAAGGAGCGCATCGAAGCGCGCAAGCGCAGCGACGTCACCATCGTCGTCTGCATCGCCGTCATCATCGTGGTGGCGCTGGTGAGGGGGTTGTGATGATCGCTGACCTATGCAAGCCGGGGGACATCAGCGGGATCGGCAAGCACCGCCCCTGCGTTCGGGTGCTCATGTGTGGCAAGTGTGAGCGTCCACTTGTTGACAATGCGCCCGTGTGTGGGGAGTGCTCTTACTGCGTCCGACTCGAAGAGCGCCGTCAGCGCAAGCCGCGCAAGACGCCGACGGGGCGCTGGTAATGCCGCTCTATGTGTTCGAGTGCTGGACGTGCTGCACCACTGAGGAGCGACTGCAGACGGGCTTCCAGCCCGTAGTGCCACGCTGCGACGGGTGCGGGGCTTGGATGCAGCTGCAGATCAGCCAGTCCAGCGTCCAGTTCAAGGGCGAAGGATGGGCCAAGCAAGACCGAAAGAAGGAGGGGAAGAAGTGATCAAGTGGAAGTGCACTATCTGCTGGCGTCAGATGCAGACGGACATCAAGCCGGGGCTCGTGCTGCGGCTCTGCCCAGACTGCAAGGTGACGCACTGCCAGCGCGTCGTTGACATCTACAGCGCGGCTGGCGAGAAGGAGAAACTGAAGGACGCGAAGGCAAGGCTGCGCGATGCAGTCAAGGCGCGGAAGAATAGTCGAGCAGTGAAGGAGGAGGTCAAGTGAGCAAGAAGTTTGAGTTCGTCAAGGCACCGCAGCGCAGCCCCGAGTGGCTGGAGTTGCGACGTCAGGGGCTGGGAGCCTCAGACATGGCGGCAGTGATGGGCGTGAGCCCGTATAAGACGCCCTACCAGCTCTGGGCAGAGAAGACTGGCGCAACGCCAGAGCAGAAGGTCGGAGCCGCTGCCAACCGTGGCGTCATCCTTGAGGATGCCGTGGCGCAGTACTACGAGCAGGAGCGCGGCGTCAAGTTGCGCAAGTCGAACGGCATCGTCCGACTGAAGGCGCAGCCCCGGATCATGGCGTCGCTGGATCGCACCATCGTCGGCGAGCCCAAGGGCATCGTTGAGGTGAAGACGTCAGCCAGCCCACGCTGGAGCATGTGGCCCGTGCCGCCTGAGGTCGTCATCCAGACGCACGTGCAGATGGGCATCGTTGGCGCTGACTGGTGCGACGTCGTCGCCCTGCTCGGCGGGCTGGTGTTCAAGATTGAGCGGGTGCACTTTGACCCCGTGCTCTGGGAGGAGATTCAGCGCGCGGCGCTGCTCTTCTTGGCAGCCGTGGACTCTAAGACGCCGCCGCAGTTGGAGGCGCTAGACGCCCAAGCCTTCGCCATCGCCACGCCGCAGGGCTCGCAGGAGTTCGTTGAGGCGACGGCTGACTTGGAGCGCGTCTACGCGCAACTCCGTGAGACGAACACTGAGCTGCACTTCTTGGAGCAAAAGAAGGGCTCGCTCGAGATCATCATTAAGGAGGCGATCGGCGAGAAGGCGGGGCTGGCTGGCAACGGCTGGACGGTGTACTGGAAGCAGGCACGCCCGTCCGAAGTCACGGACTGGAAGATGGTCGCGCAGGCATCAGGTGCCCTGCAGTCCGTGATCACCACCTACACGGACGTGAAGCCCGGCTCGCGCCGCTTCATCATCAACGACGGAGGGCTCCATGACTGAGCAGACGATCATCCTTGACCCGTACGAGTGGGCACACGCCAAGCAGGTCGGCACCGCGCGTGACGAATCCAGCAAGGCGAAGGGGCAGCAGGGGCGAGCAGGTCAGTCACCTGACCGCAGCCTGCAGAATCACATTGACGGCGCAGCTGCTGAACTGGCAGTATGCATCGCTCTCGGCTTGCCATGGTCGGCAAACATTGACACCTATCTGAACGAGCCCGACGTGGAGGTGCCGTGGCTCGGCGGAGTTGAGGTGAAGTGGACGTCGGGCATCGGGCTCATCGTTCGCAACGAAGGGCGTCACGAGACTCACGTGCTGGTGACTGGCAACGGGCCAGTCAAGCGCATCGTGGGCTGGCTGGACGTCGCAGGGTTGGAAGCCCTGAAGGCAAGTCCGAAGACTGACTTCGGCAACGGTCGGGCGCCACAATGGCTCAAGCCGATCGAAGAACTGAACGACTGGGGACTCTTCCCCAAGAAGGAGGCAGCATGAACAAGCACTCGGAGATTCTCGCCGCGCTATCGGCACCCTTCCCACCTGAAGTGATCCGTCACCGCACTGGTGCCGGGGGCAAGGACTTGACATGGGTGGACGCCCGCACCGTCGCAGCTCGGCTGGATGAGGTGCTCGGCGTCAATGGCTGGGACTTCGCCGTTGAGCCAGTCGGCGACACGAACACGGTCGTCGGAATCCTGACCTGCCGCTTCCCAGACGGCACCGTTGCCCGTCGACAAGACTTCGGCTATGAGACTGGCGGCTCGGGCGAGTCGCTAAAAGAAGCCGCGTCAGACGCTCTCAGGCGCTGCGCGTCACTGTTCGGGGTGGCTAGGTACCTTTACGGCGGCGAGAAGCCCGCAGCGGGGCGCGTTGCCATGCCTGCGTTGAAGCCCGTGAGCCGCCCTCAGACTCCAGTGCCAGCCCAGCAGGGGCATGACACGGTGGTGCTGAAGGCAGCCATGGACATGTTCGGCGCTGACAACTGCCCCGACCATGGGCAGCCGTGGACGAAGAAGCCCGGCGGCGTATCGAAGGCGAGCGGCAAGCCGTATGCACCCTTCTGGGCATGCTCGGGGCGCACTGACGGGGCCTTCTGCAAGCGCAAGCCAAGCATTGACTGGGTTGCCAAGCAGTCGGAGCCAGTCGGCGAGCCCGTGCGCACTGAGGAGAAGCTCGAAGACTTGCCCTTCTAGGTCATCACATGGGGGCGGGCTCTGGACGGCTCGCCCCCGCCAGCACTGGAGGAGGAGAACATGATTGACTTCCAAGACGACAACCTGACGGTGCACGTCGGAGATTGTCGAGACGAACTACGGGACATTGAGCCCTTCTCAGTCAACACCTGCGTCACGTCCCCGCCCTACTGGGGGCTGCGCGACTACGGCACGGCATCGTGGACTGGTGGGGACGCTGCCTGCGATCACATGGGCAAACCCTTCGCAACGAAGGCGTCCATCAACAAGAACACGAACGGCGGCAACGACGTCAAGAATCAAGTCGCCCGTGAGTTCTTCCGGGAGCGTTGCGGACGCTGCGACGCCGTCAGGGTTGACTTCCAGCTGGGCCTTGAAGCAACGGCTGAGGAGTACATCAGCAACATGGTCAAGGTGTTTCGCCTAGTCGCTGCAGTGCTGCGTGACGACGGCACCGTCTGGCTCAACCTTGGCGACTCTTACGGCAGCGGGAAGCAACTGCTGGGCATGCCGTGGCGCGTTGCCTTGGCGCTGCAGGCTGACGGCTGGATTCTACGCTCGGAGATCATCTGGGCGAAGCCCAACCCAATGCCTGAGAGCACGAGCGACCGCCCGACGAAGTCGCACGAGCACATCTTTCTGCTCGCCAAGAGCGAGAAGTACTACTACGATGCCGATGCCATCAGTGAGGTCGCAGTGACTGCTGGGGACGATCGTGGCTCACGGACGGACAACCGCCGGGGGCTGGGATACAACGCGAAGGCTGCAGGCACCGCCATCACTGGCGAGCGTCGCAACAAGCGGGACGTGTGGACGGTCAGCACGAAGCCGTACGCTGGCGCCCACTTCGCTACCTTCCCGCCTGACCTGATTGAGCCCTGCATCCTTGCTGGTGCCCCAGTGGGCGGCGTCGTCCTTGACCCGTTCGGCGGCAGTGGGACGACGGGCATGGTCGCCAACAGGCTCGGGCGCCGAGCCTTGCTCATTGAACTGAACCCCAACTATGCTGCGCAGATCAAGCAGCGAACGGCACAGGCCCCGCTCGGCTTGTAGGAGGAGGATCACATGGGACTCTGGATCAAGTGGGACGTATTGAGCGAGAAGGACGACGTGATCGCTGAACTCAGCGACACCGCCTTCAGGGCGTTCATCAACACCATCGGCGAAGCCAAGCAGCTGCGCAACGGTGGGCGATTCAAGAGCGAGAAGCACCTGCGTCAATGCATCGGGCCCCGGCTCGGGCGAGCCATCCCAGCATTGTTGAAAAGTGGGCTGTTGATGCTGGATGGAGACGGTGCCGTGCACGTCTCGAACTACTCTCGCTATCAGGTGGACGGCACGTCGACCGTGCGCCAAAAAAACTGGAGAGAGCGCGCACGCTCAGAATCGGGGGGGATAACGGAAACGAGACACGCTAGAGAAGAGCATGAGAAGAGAGAGAATAAGAAACCCCCTACCCCCTTACAGGCGGGAGAAATCTTGAGGAGGATTGTCGGATGAGGAGCGTAGCGTTCATTGGCAAAGCAGGCACTGGGAAGACGACCTTGAGCCAGATGCTCTCAGAGCATCACGGCTATCAGGTCACCAGCATCGCAGCGCCGATTCGTGAAATCGCCGTCATGGCGTATGGCAAGTTCGACAAGAGCATGCGATACCCGCAGCAGACGCTGGGACTCTCTCGCCTGCTGACTGGGCGTGAGCTGCTGCAGGAGATTGGCGCCGCTCTCCGTGAGATGGACTCACTCTTCTGGATGCGGGTATGGCTCCGACGGACGAAGCAGGGCGCTGAGGATGGCGTCGTTGGCAGCACGCAGTTCGTGGTGGACGACGTGCGCCTTGACGCTGAGCGGGCCTTCATCAAGGCGTGGTACCCCGACACGCTCTTCGTGCGGCTGGTGCGTCCCCCGGTGGGCGACCTGCAGCCGTGGCAGCGGGACATCACGGAGCGACAGGCTGGGGACATGGAAGCCGAGCTGGTACTGGACACAAGCGCACTCACTCCCCTAGAGTGCGTGGCAGCCGTTCTTGAGGCGGCACACATGGAGGTTCAAGCATGAGCGAACTGAGCGAACTCGAGACTATGGCGGAGATGGTGGGCTTCCGCTACGCCAACTGCAGCATCGACACGGAGACTCGCAAGGTCACCCTGCAGTGCGAAGACCATGACGGTCAGACCTTGACCGTTGAAGCCGACACTCTGAGCAACGCAATGAGCGCCATGATGGTGAAGCTGGGCGCAATGCTCCAGCGGGATGGTCAGACATGGCAGGAGTAAAGGCGAAGCGCGGCGGGCCATCGTTGCCCCCACGCTGGACTGAGACTGACTGCACAGAGTGCGGCAAGGTGATCAGCGTCGCTGATCCAAAGAAGCCCGTCTTCCCAGCGAGCCGGGTGAAGGTCATCACCTTCAACGGCGCCAAGGGCAACGTGCGCCTGCACTGGCGTCACAAGGGCTGCGTCAAGTGAGCCGCACTGCTGGATGGAGGTGCTGGAACTGCCGCAAGGTCACGGGGCACGAGTATCAAGCGCGACCCAAAGATGCGCTCTGCAACTCTTGCCGTGATGCTATTGAACTCAAGCAAGCCGTGAAGGATCGCTACGGCAATGCAGCAAGATGGATCAGTGCGTTCAGCAAGAAGAACTTCGGGGTGCCGCAATGATTGACTCACTCATTGTCTGCCTGATGGTGGTGCATACGCTGATCGCGTTGGCTATGGGCTGGATTGGCGTCACGAATCAACGCGCCAGCTCGGGCATCGTCATCGCGTGGTTCACGATCAGCCTGCTGACGATCGTCGGGTTGGGGCAGGCGCTACGATGAGCCGCATGAGTGACCTAGACATTGACCTGAAGAACGCAGCGCGCAGCCGCATGGGGAAGAACAACCGCCAGCGTGGGCACGGGCTGGAGCGCCGACTCGCTGCCGAACTCACTGAGGCTGGGCTTGCAGGTGAGCGCGTCGGGCAGTATGGCTTGAAGACTGACGTGCGCGCACTGGGGCTGATCATCAGCGCCAAGAAGGGCGGAGCGTTCAGCGAGCGATTCGATAAGTGGCTGAACGAACTTACGCCGAAGGCTGACGAAGTCGCCGCGCTGGTGGTGGAAGACGCCCCCGGCTCTGGCATCAAGGCCCGTCGGATGGTCGTCATCCACTGGGAGACACTAGTGCAGCTGCTACAGCAGCGGGAGGAGAAGTCATGAAGATCGCACTCGCATTGGCGCTGGTATTCGCGCCGCTCACGAATCCGCAACCACTTGGCGAGCCGCCGATCAACTACGCCATGGGCGTGCTGGCTGATCAGCCACCTGTACCCCCAGCGCCGAAGAAGATTGAACTGAGCGGGGTTGCTTCGTGGTTCGACGCGCGGAAGAACAATGCGTGGTACACCCGAACGACTCAGTGGTTCAAGGGGACGCTGAACTACGCCGCTGCTGGGGAAGAACTGCGCAGCATGATTGAAGCCATGAAGCCGGGGCACCGCTACTGGCGCAAGACTCCAGTGCTTGCCAAGATCACGAACGCCAAGACTGGCATCTCGCTCATCGTCTACATCACGGATACCTGCGGCTGCTACTCGGGCACCCCGAAGGATCGCTCCGACGATAAGATCATCGACCTATCGCCGCAAGTGTTTCAGGCGCTGGGCGTACCGCTTGGGCGGGGGATTCAAAACGTGACCGTGGAGTTGCTGCCATGAGTAAGAGCCTGCGTCCCGACGTCATCAACAAGCGCGTGCTGGAGTCTTACCCCGGCAGTACGTCCGTCGTCGCCAGCGAGAAGGTCGCCGCCCACATGAGGGACTGCGGCGTCAAGATCACTGGGCGCACCATCCGCTCCTACGCCAAGGCTGAACGCCGACCGTCGGAGAAGTTCTGCGCCATCTTCGCGCAGGCATACGGGCCCTTCGAGCAGGATGACTGGATCGAGCGGGAGGAGTTGCCCAAGCCGTACATGAGCCGCAAGCGTCCCGAGATGACTGCAGCTGAGAAAGAGTCACGCCGCTTGCAGATGCTGGTGGCACGATTCTGCAACTGGTGCGTGGGCGGTGACATGGGAAGCGCCGAGACACTCCGCTGCCCTGATGCAACCTGCGTGCTACGTCCAGCGTCACCGCTGCCACTGGCAAGCAATGCAAGCACGAAGCGCGTGGCGTCACCTGACAGGTGGGACTGATGCCGTACAATCGCCGCACGCCGTCACCTAGTGGCGGCCCCCTCCCCGGCGCTGCATCCTCCCAGCGTCGGGGAGCGACTCCCCCACTGCGTGAGCAGGTCGCTGCATACCTGAACGCCAACCGTGACGTCATGCACCTGAAGCAGTGGACGCTGAAGGTCAGCAACGACATCCCAGCCGACGACTCATGGGCTGACGTTGAGGTGAGCGAGAATCTCTGGGAAGCCAGCGTTCGACTCAGCGGGGACTTCTTCAAGGAGACACCCGAGAGCCAGCGCCGCATCCTTGCGCACGAACTGATGCACGTCCACAACGCTGCACTGGAGCGACTGATCGGCACGCTGAGCGGCGTGCTCGGCTCCCAAGCCTTTGAGGTTCTTGAGAAGGTGTGGGACACCGAAGGCGAGCGAGTAGCTGAGGCGCTCTCGTTCGTGGTGGCTGAGGTGTTGCCGCTCCCAGACTTCAAGGCGTGAGCCCCCTACGCTTCGCCCGTGCTTGCCTGACCTGCGGCATCTTGCAGCGCGTCGGCAACCGTTGCCAGCCCTGCGCCAACAAGATCGTCACGAAGCGGGAGCGCGAGCGATACGGGCCAGTAGGGCGCAGCCCCTACGCTGACCCTGCATGGCGCAAGTTGAGCCGTGAGATGCGTGAAGAGTTCCCGTGGTGCTTCGCATGCAAGTCGACCACTGACCTGACCGTTGACCACATCACACCACTTCAGCCGGGGCAGTCGCCCGTAGTGCCCAAGCACCTGCTTTCCGTGTTGTGCCGATCCTGCCACGGCAGAAAAACTAAGCACACCTAGGGGGGTTTAGAATCTGCGCATGAACACCCTCAAGGTATCCAGCGACGAGCCCCGCGTGTGCGTGTCCAACCGTGGGGGGTGGGGGTTTTATGGCGTCGCCTAAACCGTTGCCGAACGAAGTCAAAGCAAAGCGCGGGACGTTGAAGCCGTCACGCATGCCCGCGAAGCAGGGCTCAGGAGTCGCTCCGCTGGACAATCTGACGCTGCCTGATGGGCTTGATCCCGTAGGTCAGGGCGTCTGGCTGCGCATTACGTCGGCGTGCGACTGGCTTGCGGAGTCTGACCGCGAAGCGTTGACGATGCTCTGCAAGGATGAGCAGATGCTGGCGCAACTGACTGCGCGGCTGGAGGTTGACGGCGTAGTACTCTACACGGACAAGGGCTACGCCTACGCTCACCCGGCTTGGGGGATGCGCACCGCAACGGAGGAGAGAATCTACAAATGGATGAGCTCACTGGGGCTGACGCCAAGCGACCGCGCACGGCTCGGCATCGCAATGGTGCAGGCAAGGACTCTGCTCGAAGAGTTTCGGGAGAAGTTCGCGGCACTGCCGACTGGCCCCCGCGCTGGCTGACGCCTACCGCACAGGCTGACCTTGACCGCTCGCAGGGCGATCAGGTCGCTGACTTTGGTGAGGCGCTGGTGCCCATTGCCAAGGACTCCATCGGCGGGCTCTCTGGCGAGCCAATCACCTTCCGCCCATGGCAGCGCAACCTGCTGCGCCATGCCCTAGCACGCAAGGCAGACGGCACCTATACGCACCGCTTCTTCATGGTGGGCGCAGCCCGCAAGAACGGGAAGACGGCGCTGCTCTCAACCGTGCCGCTGGCGCTCGGACTCTTCGGTGATCAGGGTGGTGAAATCTACTCAGCCGCTGCGGATAGGGATCAGGCTAAGCTCGTCATGGCACACGCCAAGCGCGCAGTTGAGATGAGCCCCATGCTGGCTGAGCAGATCAAAGTGTTCAGGGACACCCTAGAGTTCAAGCCGACGGGCACCATCTGGCGGGCGCTCTCGTCTGAGGCATACACGAAAGAAGGACTCAGCGCCACGCTAGTGCTGGCGGATGAGTTGGCAGCATGGCCCAACCGTGACCTATTCGACGTGCTCTCGCTCTCAATGGGCGCCCGACGCAGCCCGCTCTTCTTGGCGATCACCACGGCTGGGCAGCGCACGGATCAGACGGGCATGGACTCCATCGCGTACACGCTCTACCAGTTGGCACGCCGTCGCATCACGGGCGAGCATGACGATCCGACGCTTGGCATGGCGTGGTATGAAGCCGACGACGACGCCTACACGAACCCCGAGAAGTGGGCGCAAGCCAACCCCGGGCTGCTCTCAACGCCGCCACTGCTGAGCCTTGAAGACTTGACCTCAGCGAAGATGCGCACCCCTGAGGCTGAGTTTCGGACGAAGCGCCTCAACCAGTTCGCTGCATCTGGGCAGGCGTTCTTGCCTGCTGGGACGTGGGACGCCTGCGCCGATACCAGCCTGCAGCTGCAAGATGGTGACCCGCTGGTGATCGGATTCGACGGCTCCTTCAGCAA